CCATATGTTTGGACATACTAAAGCAATAATTGCACCGCGTATTTGCCCATCCTTCTCATCAATTACAGCAACACCCGCACCAGCCGCAATCAATGACATAATTGTTTTAACGTTTGCCATTGGTACACTTGTATACTGCGGGAAGTGTTCTTGATAGTAGTCAACAAACAGTTCAGTTAATTTGGGAATATCCCATTTATCAGCTAATCTAATCATCTGTAACTATCCAAATCACGTCCAAAGTCAAATGCTTTGTTATGTAGTGTTTCAATGCGATTCATACTCTTATCAGTCGGAGCAAACTTTTGCCACGATGCTTTATTAGTAAAACGTCCTGATCGTCTATTTTCGAATATAGTTTTAAAGTTGGAGCATGATAATGCAACCGAGTAAGTTAAATCATTATCAGTTTGATTTTCACCGATAGTAAAGTTGTTTACAATACCTGTAAATCGTAATGACGTTTCGGTTAAAATGTAAGCATCATCATAAAATCCCCGATAAATTTCTACCACACTGCCTTTTAGTTTATATAATGGGCTGAGTGCAATAAAAATACTTTGCTCATCAATACCGGCTAATTCAATTGTGGTATCAAAGCTAGTTGACTCGATTGATTTTTGATGCTGGCTAATTGATAAAAATGAGCCGGTTGGGAGATATGTTACACCTCCGATTACTTCTGGCCTGTATGCACTTGAAAATGTATAAGTCTCAGTGCCACCTGCTGCTAACTCTACTGTTAGCTTAACGAATTCGGCATCGGTAATTTTTGCCTTGTTATTGACACTATTAATTGTTACGGTCATGATTATTTGTTCCTTTGTGTATTTATAAAAAGTGCTCGACGAGAGCAAATTCGCTATCAAATGATAATATGGCATTGTTAGTAATAACACCACCTGATTCTCTATATGCTCCGGGAGTTAATGTATAAACCGGCATTTTAACACACAGCACTCGAAACTTAGCATTTGGTCCGATCTCAAATCCCAGTCCAGTTATATTTGTATTTGGGTCAATCACACGGGGTCTGTGCATTACACATGTCACAGTATTAACTCCCGAAGATGGGGTAATTGCATCCGCTGTAAATGTAAACGGGTACGGGTAACCGATAATACTAACAAGATCACCTTTCTTAAATATTGCAGTACCCACTACACGTGGTGTCAATGCACTAATATCTAATACTAATTGATTGCCCACAAATGTCGATACTTTAACATTGGCCAATTGTGCAATTGTATAATCACCTTGATAACGATAAAGCCACGCCATTGATGCAATAGCTCCGAATGATATGACTTCACTCACAGCACGATCCATGTTGTCAAGTGTTTCAATTAATGCTCGAGAGTCGTAATAAACGCCATCAGGCACAGTGACAGTAAACCTCCAAGGGTTATAAGTCGGTGTCTCACCGATACGCATCAGCTGTGATCTAGTTGTTTGAATACCGATAACTCTGCGTCGATCAATTTTAATGCTATTGGAAATGTTGATAATTGTTTGTAAACTCATTTTAACTTCTCTCTTTTTTAGCCGCACTGTTGGCAGCCGCTACCATATTTTTATTTTCCATAAAGAATCTAGCAACACTTTGTCCATCCACAGCTGATACATTGTATGTATAATTGTTAACCACTTGCGGCTTTGAATCGCCACCTAAGTTTCTATTTGGTACAATAGTACCACTACGTCCGGGCATAAACAACTCTGGTCCACGCTCGCCTACAATGTATGGCTGATTAGCACCCACAGCACCGCCACTGGCCTTAGGTAAAAATGCACTACCACCCTTATCGCCACCGATTGCTGCTCCTGCACCTGCACCAGAAATTGGGTTGGATGATCCTACAAATGTATTAATTAACCAAGAAGTAAGTTTGCTTGCCAATGCTTTTCTTGCAATAGCAGCCAAATCATTAATGATTGCATCTCTAAAATCAGCAAATTTAAATTTACCCGAACTTATCGCATTGTTGATATTTGATGTAATACTACCCCACAAATCATTAAATGCTTCCGATCCCGAATACGAATCAGTTAGTGATGTTTGCATTTTCTCCATTGCGCTTTGCCATTGACCGGCAAAACTCTGTGACCGTTCTGTTTCTGCTTTGGTTAGTTCGTCGACTAATTGTTTTTGAGCTCTTAATTGTTCTATATATTTTGATGCAGTCACAGCAGCTGTTTCGGAAAATTCGCTATACATATCAGAAGTATATCCATATGTATCGCCTACTCCTTTCCACAAATCATAATATTCTGTTACTCGTTTTTTTGCTACCTCTAGTATTGCAATTTGTGATTTTATTTCATCATTACCTGCAGTTTTTGGATCTACGGTAAAGTTCGACTTCATCTGTTCCATAACTTTGGAATAGCTGCTTGCCATATTTTCTTGATTTGTCTTTTCGGTAAGTGCGTTGCTAGCAATGTTCTCGCCTAGCTTTTTCTGTATATCTGCATTTTCATTAATTAAGTATTGTTGTAACCGTAAATTTGAAATTATGACATTATCAGCTGCGGCGCCTTTTAGTTTTTCTTTAGTAATTTCAGCTTCGACTTTTACTAAATCAAGATATTGTTGTTTTACTACTGCTGTAGCAGCTTGGTCTTCCGCTCTGCTGTCTTTATTCAACTTGAACCTAAGTGCCTGTTTCGAAAGTGAATATTGTTCCATAGTCAAGCGAGCTTCCATAGCTTTGAGTTCGGCTTCACTTTCTTCGCGTGCTCGTTTTCTAGCTTCGGCTTCTCGTGCAGCAGCATCGGCACCACCACCTCCACCTCCGCCTGATGGTTTCGGAGTACCGTATTGTTCCTCTTTAATTGCTGGTAGTCGTTGATCGCGATAGCCTTTACCTCGATATCCTTTTGACATATCGAAAGCATCTTTACTAGCTGCTGGAGATTTGTAAGCAGCATCGGCAGCGGCCTGAAATTGCGGAGGCACTACATTACCCATTTTACCTATCCAACCAGCCAGGTCTTTATATTTGTCAGCTACCCATCCGACTGCATTACCATATTTTTCCATTATTGCCGCCGCTGGGTTCATTAATTTACCTAAAAACTCGAAACCTGAACCTATAATTGGTAATTGTCGATTCATGAGATCGAAACCACCAGTTATTTTTTCTACAACCCATGTTAATTTATTAAGTGCCCCTTCCATTTTACTAGCTTCACCGGATACTGCTGAAAACCCTAATTTTGATAATGCGGCACCTAATCGATCCCATGCACCGCCGACTTCATCTATCTTTTTAATTTGGTTATTAAGTGTTGCATCATCTTGAAATTTAATATCTTTAAAGTTTAAATTTGATAATGATTTACCAAGTAGTTCAGTGGCTAGTGCTTGTTGTTTAGTTTTATCTGTTGTGTTGCCCAAAGCTAATACTAAATCGCGAGCAATATCAGTTGTACTGCGCATTTCACCATTTGAATCTTTAATTGGTACTTTTAGTGCTTTAAATGCATCGATTGCTGATTTTGATCCGGTGGCTGCATCGGTGATGCTTAATAATAGTTTATTAACAAATGTAGCTCCATCGTCAGCACTACCACCGGCATCGATAATTGATCGTTTTAAACCTTCTAGTTCGCTGGTAGTCATACTTGATGCATTTGATAAATCAGTTAATGCACCGGCTGCATCTACTGTTTTAACCGTCATTGCAGCCAAGGCTATACCGACTGCTGCTATTGCATTAGTAGCAATATTTTTAAATGCATCACTGATATTGGCTAAATTCTGGCCAAGTAAACTTTCTGGGCCGTTATCGGCTTTGATGCTGACTGTTCTTCCATTTACTTTATCGATTTCGTTATTAAGTAATGATACATTGCCTTTAGCATTTGTTACGTCCGAGTCATTAACTTTAATATTAACATTATTTGTGTCCAATTGACTTAATGCACTCGACATTGAACGTATTGCCAAGTTGGTTTGATCTAATCCATTAATGCTAATTGACGGTTTAACTGTTTTAGTACCAATATTAGTAAGTGCTGTGTTAATATCGCTTAATGTGGTATTTAACCCGTCGAACCCAGTTGTATTGATAGTCATTGCTATCTTTTTTGATGTTACCGCATCGATGCTTTTACCAAGTGTTTTTACTGCTGTATCGAGCGAGTTGACATCGCTCATCCCGGTAACCGAAGTCTCTAATACATATTTGTCTATTGTAGTTGCCATATTCGCTCCTTATTTGAGTTTTACATTGAGTTGCTTTTCGATATAGGCGCGAATTGCCTCAATAGTCGGTTCAGTCATACCTTTTGGTGCTTGCTTACTTGAACCTTGATTAAGTGATAATGCGTATGGGTAATTAGCATCAATTGCGTTACCCATTAAGTCAGTATTCTTGCGAGCATTACCAGTTTTAATCGGAGTAACTTTTTTAAACTCAGCATGTCCGACTCTAGCTAAATTCTTTTCAGTAAGTGTACTTTTTATATTGGCTAATCTATCAGTTATCTTGGTCATGTTTTATTCCTTTAGCTGCAGCCATCATTGCTTGCATTTCTTCTAAGTTTGGTTCAGCCATTGTTTTACCGTTAGCTTTATCATGCTGAAACTTCTCCCAAGTATTAGCAACGTCAAATATCATTATATCATATGTGGTTGCAGTATCGCGGACTACATGTGGTAACACCCCGTATTCTTTAGCTATCGCACCAATAGTAACTAACTGTGCAGTTAACCAATCACCATTTGGATTCAAGTCTTGATTACGTACTTGATCCATATGGTGTACGATTGCACGAACTAATTCCGGTACAATCATTGTTGGTAATGTTTCGCTTTCATCGAGCAATAAATTGCCTTTCTTGTCACGAACAAGAGTGCGAATAATGGCCATTAGTTCATTACTAATACCCTTTGCTTGCGTTTTGTACAAGTTAAAGTAAGTATTGATATCCACTTCACTGTGTATATAAAATTCAACGGGTTCTCCGAAATACTTTATAACAACGTCACTGTCAAGTGTGATTTTAATTAGTTTAATGGCCCCTAACTGCATGATTACTCTTCCGTTATAGCTGATACCGATTCTGCTTTAACTTCGGGTTCGGATTCGGCTTCGTCTTTCTTAACTGTATCGGTAACCATTTGATTTCCAATTGCGGTGATCACGCGGCTCATTAGTAGCACTGGTAATGTTTCGTCTTTATTCAAGATCGGCTTACCATTCTTATTCATTAAAATGTTTTTAACTAGTCCAGTTAATTCAGTTAAATTACCTTCGCTTTGATATTTGTAAAAGTCAAAGTATGTTTGAATATCGAGGTGATCTTTCATATAAAAAGTCACAGCTTCGCCATATTGTTCGATGATGTTTTCATCATCAATTTTAATTTCGATTAACTGGGGTTTGAGTTTAAGACTTGATAA